ATCTTGTGCCCTCCACTATTCCCGCTGCCGTTCTTGTTATTGCTAAGTATCAATACCAAATTGCGTTCGTTGCTGATCAGGAAATTAACCTCCTAGCAGCGTTGACTGAAATTATGGCAGAGTGTGAGTTTAAATGAATGTTTCTTTTAATGAGGTTTGGTATTTTATTAAAACTACTCATGTAGAAGAAAATGTTGTCCATATTATTCATCCCGAAACGGGAGAAAAAATTTCTTCAGACATTTATATCAATATAACTTCTTGGGAAAAACGTTATGACATTAATGTTCTCAAAAATTTATGGGATAAATGCTTTACTTTTATTGTGCATGGAAGTTGTGCAACTCCCGAAATTAGAAAATTAATTGAAGAAATTGAAACAGATCATAATGTTGATGCACAAGCACACATTTATATGGGAAAATCTAATAGCAGATCTTTTCCAATTCATGCCGACAATCCTGATAATTTAATTGTTCAATGTATTGGCAAATCCAAAGTTACGATCTATAATGAATTTGGCGATTATTCTGGATGGGCAAATGTAAATGAATATCTAAGTGTTAAAGAGCAACATATTCTTGAACCAGGAAATTCAATATTCATACCTTCTTTACAATATCACCTTTTCGAACCATTAACAGATAGGTTAAGTATTAGTATCCCAATGTGTAAACGATGATTATTAGTGAAAGTGATGCAGTTTGGGCTGCAGATGAGTTTATTGATTATTTCTCTAATATGAGAAATATTGAGGACTACCTTCGATTTGTTAAAAAGGAAGTTATAAGATCAGAATCATCTTTACTTCCTCTTCATGATGAGTTCTTTAATGAAGATATTCATCCTGAGGATATGAAGTTTAAGATCGTTCGTGTTGGAAAGGGTGGACTTGATCAAAAGTTTTATACAAATCTTTTGATGGCAGTTTCTTCTCACAATAATGAACAAAATATTCCTGGCAGAGAACTTAAATGGGTAATCTATGAGGAAACAACCAACAAAGTAGTTGGGTTTATTCGCTTTGGATCGCCAACAATTAATTCTAAACCACGTAATCTTTGGTTGGGAAAACAACCAGATCTTACTGTCTTCAACCGCCACGCGGCCATGGGATTTGTGATTGTTCCCTCTCAACCTTTTGGGTATAACTATCTTGGTGGTAAATTGCTTGCACTTCTTTGCTGCTCACATTATGCGCGAGAAGTGTTAAATGAGTCATTTCAAAAAGAAATTGCTTTGTTCGAAACGACATCACTCTATGGTTCTACTACAGATGCATCTCAGTATGATGGTTTGAAACCTTTCATGAGATACAAGGGACTCACCGAAAGTAAGTTTCTTCCATTGCTTCATGATGATGTTTTTCATAAACTTCACGATCGTTTTACATATCTAAATAACAACACTCCACTCACAGATAATAAAGCTTCTTCTAAGAAAATGAAGCGACAGACAAAGATGATTTCAATTATCAAAAACTCGTTGCAAGATAAAGATAAACTTGATGAGTTTAACTCTGTTATTGATGCTGCGTTTTCTTTAACTCAAAAAAAGAGATTTTATATCTCAGACTATGGGTATGAAAATGTTCGTGAAGTGATCCTTGGTGAGCAAGCAGAACTTCGCAGAGGACAAAATTGGGATAAGTTTTATCTTGAGAACATTATCTCTTGGTGGAAAAAGAAAGCAACTAAGAGATATGAAAAACTCAAAGAAGAAGGTAGGTTCCGCAACAAAGTCGAGTTGTGGACAGATGATGATGAGATTCAAATTATCCGATGACTTACGAACTTAAAGATTGGTTAAATTCTATTAACTTCACAAAACCCAAAGGTTGGTAATATGAAATATAAAAGTTTATCGACAACTGATGGTAATATTGTTCACATATATGATGATGTTTTTTCCGCAGTTGAGAGAGAAAACCATATGGTTTTTTCTCATAAATCAACTTACATGATCAATAAGATTACATCATCTCCTTTTTCGCATAATTTCCAACATTATTTGAAATCTAATCTAAACGAAGAAAAAGTAAATAAATTTGGTATATTTGAAAATGAAAATGTGCAAATGATTGTTAAAGAACACATTGGTGATGATGTTGAAATCAAAGAAAGTTGGTTTTTAGCATCTACTCCAACACTATCAGGACATGTTTTTCATACTGATAATGTTTGGCCTGGATGTACGATTTTATCATATTATGTAAATCATCACTGGGATCAAAATTGGCATGGTGAAACTTTATTTGCAAATAAGTCTGGAGAATGTGAACTTGCAGTTCAATATAATCCAGGAAGAGTGATTCTCTACAGTGCAGATACTTTTCATGCTTCTAGTCCAATAACTGTAAATGATCAAATTAGATACCTATTTGTATGTGTCTTGAAGGCTAAATAAGAGATGACTTACGAACTTAAAGATTGGTTAAATTCTATTAACTTCACAAAAGAAGATTTATCCGAGGATATTAAATCTTATCCTCCTTATATTGTCAATCGTTGTTTGTCTGGACACATTGATTGTATTCTTTTTGCAAATGAGATGAATATTCATTCTTCTCTTGACAAAGACATGCAATATTCGTTTTATATAAATACTCTGAGGAAACGAAAGAGATTTTCTCCTTGGATCCGAAAAGATAAAGTCAAAGATTTAGAATGCGTTAAACAATACTATGGTTATAGTAATGAAAAAGCATCTCAAGCTTTGAAGATTCTTACGAAATCACAACTTGATTTTATTAAACAACGACTTGAAACTGGCGGAACAAAATGACTACTCAAACAATTGAACCCCAAGTAAATTGGAATCCTGATATGATGGTTGAAGTTCTTTTGAACGAACCAGATGACTTCTTAAAAGTTCGTGAGACTTTAACTCGTATCGGAGTTGCATCAAGGAAGGAGAAAAAACTCTATCAAAGTTGCCACATCCTTCATAAGCAAGGTAGATATTACCTTGTTCACTTTAAGGAACTGTTTGCCCTGGACGGTAAGCACGCAAACCTTACAATCAATGATGTTCAGCGTCGTAATCGTATCACCCGTTTGTTAGCTGACTGGGGATTGATTACTGTTGTTAAACAAGATTCGATCGCTGATATTGCTCCACTTAATCAGATTAAAGTTCTTTCTTATAAGGATAAGGGAGATTGGATTCTTGAGCAAAAGTATAACATTGGCAAAAAAGGTAAGGCAGTAGAAACCGAATGAAAAGATGCGGGAAACAACATCCCGCTTTTTTTATAATCTATTATAATTAGTAGTGGATGCCGAAAGGATCCACAATCACACAGACGCTTTAGGAGGTCTATTATGTTTGGCGCAAATTCAATTACTCTGTCTATTCCAGAAACAGAAAAGTATTTAAGTGCTATTCAAAGAAATAGTATTGGATTGGATGAGTGGTTTAGGAGATTTGATAGTGCGTTTGAGACGCACACAAATTATCCTCCATATAATCTAATTAAAGAAAGTGAGACAAACTTCAGATTGGAAGTTGCTCTTGCTGGTTATAAAAAGGAAGATATTGAGGTTTCAAGTGAGTGGAATAAACTCACAATTGAAACAAAACGTCAAGATGATGTTGTAGATCAGTATGTCCATCGAGGATTAGCCAAACGAGCATTTACTCGTTCCTGGACACTCTCTGATGATGTTGTAGTCGGTGATGTTTCTTTCGTTGATGGACTACTTACTATCAAACTGGATAGAGTTATTCCAGAACATCAAAAGAAAAAAGTATATAATATTGAATAAATAAAAAAGAATATCGTCGCCGCGAGGGGTAACTGGCACAATCCAGTTGACACCCCTCCTTTTTATTGGTAGAATGGTTGGAGGTAATGGAGTATTATGTCAATTAAACTTGTTGTGATGAAATCTGGAGAACAGATCATTGCAGATATTCAAGAGATGGTTGTTGAAAATAAAGCAGTTGGGTACTATCTTAACAAACCTTGTTCAATTCAAATGATTAATCGAGACAAAGAAGAAGTCTTGATTAATGGAACAAAATCCGCATTTGATGTCAGTCTTTATCCATGGATTCCTTTAGCAAAAGGCGAAACGCTTCCTATTCCTTTGGATTGGGCAGTAACAATGGCAGATCCTGTTGATATGCTTTTGGAAATGTATCAAACAAATGTGCTTGATTCAACTAAAAAATGGGGAGAGGGATTAAATCGAGATGATGATGAAACTCAAGATTGCAAAACATGTAGGTAATTATGATTAAACTTTTAGTATTAATGAACAATGTTATTCTTCTTTCTAAAATTGAAGAAGTATCTACTGAACTAGGTGAACCAGATTGTAAATTGATTGAACCATTTGTTCTCAACTCTGACGAAACTTTGGTTCCTTGGCTTATTGAATGTTCTAGTCAAAATACATTTATGATTCATTCGGATAAAATTCTTACAATCGTTGATCCGAAACCCACTCTTCTTGAAAAGTATCAGAACTTGATTAAATGAGATTTTATACCAATGTGCAAATGATCGGGAATCAATTCCTGGTTCGTGGTTATGAAAATGGTAAACATGTAATGTTCAAAGAAGAGTATACTCCTACTCTTTTTGTCCCTTCTAAAAAAGAATCAAAATATAAAACTCTTGAGGGTGACAATGTAGAACCTATTCAACCTGGCTCTGTTCGTGATTGTCGTGAGTTTGTAAAAAAATATGAGGGTGTAGATGGTTTTAAAATCTACGGCAACGATCGCTATGTTTATCAGTATATTTCTGATAAGTTTCCTGAGGATGAAATTAAGTTTGATATTACTAAAATCAAACTAGTAACTCTTGATATTGAGGTGGCTTCTGAGAATGGATTTCCGGACACTGAATCTGCATCAGAGGAAATTCTGACGATTACAATTCAGGATTATACCACCAAGAAAATTATTACTTGGGGTATTAAACCATTCAATAATACTCGATCTGATGTCAAGTATATTGAATGTGGATCTGAGCATCGGTTGCTTTCTAACTTTATTGATTATTGGGATGCAAATATTCCAGAAGTTGTGACTGGATGGAATATTCAGTTTTACGATATTCCTTATATCTGCAAGCGTTTGTATTCTGTAGTAAGCGAAAAAGCAATGAAACGCTTTTCACCTTGGGGATTGACTACGGAAAATGAAATCTTTGTGAATGGTAGGAAACAAATCTATTTTGATGTGGGTGGAATCACTCAACTCGATTATCTCGATCTTTATAAAAAGTTTACTTATAAAGCACAGGAATCTTATCGATTGGATCACATTGTTGAGGTAGAACTTGGACAAAAGAAACTTGATCACTCTGAGTTTGATACATTCAAAGACTTTTATACAAAAGGTTGGCAGAAGTTTGTTGAGTATAATATTGTTGACGTAGAACTGGTTGATCGTCTTGAGGACAAGATGAAACTAATTGAACTTGCAATCACTATGGCTTATGATGCTAAAGTGAACTATGCAGATGTGTTCTATCAGGTTCGTATGTGGGACAACATTATCTACAATTACCTTAAGAAAAGAAACATTGTTATTCCTCCAAAGGAACGTTCTGCAAAAGATGAGAAGTATGCTGGTGCATATGTGAAAGAACCAACTCCTGGTGTTTATGAGTGGGTGGTGAACTTTGACTTGAACTCACTGTACCCTCACCTAATTATGATGTACAATATTTCCCCAGAAACTCTTCTGGAAGAAAGACATCCTAATGTCAATGTGGATAAGATTCTGCGTGAAGAAACCAACTTTGAACTTTATAAGGACTATGCGGTATGTGCAAACGGTGCCATGTATCGCAAAGATGTTCGTGGGTTTCTTCCTGAACTGATGGAGAAGATGTATAACGAACGAGTCATCTTCAAGAAAAAGATGATTGAGGCAAAGAAAGCATATGAAAAGCAAAAGACGAAAGAGTTGGAGAAAGAAATTGCAAGATGTAACAACATCCAAATGGCAAAGAAGATTTCTCTTA